ACGCCCTGCGGGGATTTCCAACCTTCTTTGAAGGTGCCTTAAGGTCGCTTCCAGGATTTTCTCTTTCATAAGATGCACGACCTGCTGCGTTGAGACCACCACTTTTATTCTGACCCTCCTTTCTAGTCCAAGCTGCTCCTTCCGCCACGAATTCTCCAAAGGAAGGAATATATGAACTGTTTAGACGTGCTTTCTTCTGTGCTTTTTCGTATGCTCTATGTGCTCTATTTCTTGCTGTTTCAGCTTCCATAGGACTTTTACCTGCTTTGGTTGCAGCTGCATGTGCTTCATCTCCAGCAGACTTCTTTTTGGCAGCATGATCAGCATGATGCTTTGCAATTTGATCTTGTTTCTGAGTATTACTAATAACTTCAGAAGAACTTACTCTTTGTTTAATACCACCGAATCGTGCTCTACGAGCTCCGCCAGTAGATACATTTTCGTTTAACATATCAACCACCAACAATTTGAACTTCTTCTACCGTAATAGCATTACTGCCTGCAGTGATCTTTACACATCTATGTACATATGCTTTGCTACCACTGGTATATGCATAGTCAGCAGATGCAGCAGATGAGTCAATATCTGTAGTAATTGTATTACCAGTTGCTGCAGTAATCGTTTTACCTACAGTATCTGCAGATTCAAAAGCAGATGCAATTACTGAAGATGGATCTAGGACTGCAATAAAATCTCCTACTGCAAATGGATGAGTACCAGTTGTTGCTCCCACAAGATCTCCCAGTGTATATACTGCAGTAGCAGAATCTGTTGCAGCCGTGATTGCTGCTCTTCCTGGACTAGCACCCTTTAGAAGAATTGCTTGACCAGCAAAAAGTTGGATAGCAGGACCACTACCAAAAGTAACAGTAGATGCAGATGCAGAACTAACTCTGTAAACACCAGTTTTTACAAGTTGATATTCTGTTCCAGCCGCAGCAATACTATTTGTACTTATAACATTGAGAACGGTCATATTAAACTCCAAGTTTTTCTTATCCTATGTTCTATTTAGTTTCTTTTGAGTTTTGCTTGAGTAATTTTGCCAACTCTGATGTCGATCCAACAAACATAGTATTATTAACTGTAGTAGGACTTGATCTAGGTTTTTCATCGATGTCTTTCATTTTTTTCTGAAGGTCTATCAATTTGTCGGCAACATCTGCAACATTCTTAATTAATTGTCCAGCAACCTCGTATGCTCTGGGATGATCTGAACTTCTGGCAACATCGAGAATACCATCAATGGCTTCTTGACCTTTCATGACAAGGTTGTGCAACTGTGCTCTAGTTACTTCATAATCTTGTTGTATTTCTGGTTTTTGAGATTGAGGAACTTCTTTTGGTGATTCTACAATCTCTGTCGTTTCCACATCAAAAACTTGATCTAGTCCATCATAAGTACTCATATCGGTTCATCAACTCCTGTTTCTGGATTCCATTTTTGCATATCTGTAAAGTTACTGTACACTTCATTAAATCCAAAATCATCATCCGCATCAGAATCCAATGGATCTGGTTGTACAGTGTATCTTTGAACTCTTGGAGCATTTACTGTATCCATTGATGTATAACTATCAATTTGAGTTTTTCTGATAATTGATGGCTCTCTGACTGGTCCGTATAGATATGTTTTAGCAGTGAATTTAAAAGTATAAATCAGTGCTCTTCTCTGATCTAAATCTCCTTCATAATCATCTTCAAAACTAACGCTATCTAAGTTTACAATAATATCTTTAGTTTCTCCAATTGACGGAACCATCTCAACGGTAAAGTTGTATGATGGTTGAAAGTATGGTAGAATTTGCTCTACAATTTGTAAAGCATCATCTTGATTTTTTGAGATAACACTAAGAGTAAATCCTAAATTGTAAGGTACTGGCATAAAAGCCGTACTAATACCGTCTTGAGCAGATGTATTTTTAATCTTTATGGATTGAGTAGGAGCAACTTTTCTTTCTGAGTCATATGAGATTGTATCCATCTCAAATGCAATTCTGGGAAGAGTAATTTGAATTTTCTGTTGAGTTGGATCTGGTGATTGTCTCAATCTTGCTAAAAATTTTTCCGCTGGTCCATAAGCCAAAGGAACTTTCATCACTTCAGTTTTATCCGCAGCAACTCTCCTCAGTTGAATATTATTAAATAAAGTTCCAAAACCAATAATGGTTTTTTTGAAAACTTCGTGATAAACGTAAGTACCTAACATTAGAATTTGTCTCCCATATCTCCAATCTCACCAAATGGATTGGTTTCAGTAAAGTCGAGAATAAGATCCCCTTTAACTTCAAAGTATTTATTCATTGCTCCTTCAATTTCTCCCATATTATAAGAGTCTAGTACATTGATTGTTCTGGATGTTCCTGACGTTGCACCAACAACAGCTTCGTTGTCTTTAAATTCTCCCGTTAGATTATTTAGACGTAAAGATCTGGTAGTTGGATTCCAAGATACAACCTCACCAGTTGCCCCAGATATTGCTCCAGTGACAACTTCTCCAAGTGTATAGTTTCCAGTTCCGCCAGTTGGGAATACTAGATCTAGAGTATATCCATCTTCATCTTCAATTTCATCAACATCCACAATGCCAGTATCAAGATCTTCGTGACTATACTGGAATAGTTCACATTTCATTTCCCATACATATCCTTTACCTAATTGATAAAATGGTTTCTCATGTTCGACGAAAGTGATTTGATATAAACTACTAGCCCATGGTGTCCAAAGTAAATCCCCTTCATTAGGACGCCCTTCAACAATTAAAGTTGCATTATCATCAACAGCTTCGGTAAATCTTCTTCTGGATACTACAAAGGTAGTTTTATCTTCGATACGAATTCCAAACTTAGTTAATAAATCTCCTTGTCCTTCCCATCCATCTATAGTATTACAATATGCTCTAATTAAAAATGCTCCATTAAACTCGGACATTGTATCTTCAGTAAATAAACTATCTTCTTTTACTAAAGTTCTGGGTATGTAATATACATCCTGGCCGTAAATGTCAATAGATTCGGTAATTAAATCTGCTAGAAGATTCTGCTCACCTGTTGTACCATTTAATCGTAAACGGCAACTAGGTGCTGGATCTGGGCTTTGGGTGCAAGATGAAGCGGTGTGTGTTGACATAGGACTATCCGATTAAATCCATTGGTGGTAGTTCGAAAGTTGTTCTTAACTGCTCTTCAAGTTCTTTCAATTCTTCTTTTGCTTCTTCTAGAATTTTTCTTCCATTTAAAGTAACTCCACCCAACATTTGTATTCCATCATACTTGCTTAGGTTCTGTCCCCATTGTTCTTTAAATAAAGCGGTAACGTAGTTTTTCAACCAATGCTCATTATAAGTTTTGGGATATAGAACTGGATCAACACCTATTACACAATCTACAACAATATATTCACCTACCCCGAGTTCAGACCAATCAATATCTACATATAACTTATTTGTATTTGATGTGTATCTAAGTCTCTTATACAATCTAGAATTAGTAACCCAATCCAAGGTTTCTAGATAGTTTTGGACCATGTAATAGTGTAGGATTTGATTATTAGTAAATGCGTAGATATCATTTAAGAATAATTGATATTTGATATTAAATATATTTCCTGGGATTGTTGAAGAGGCACTGACTTGAGTAAACACGTTATCTACTCCAAGAACTCCAGGAGGAAGTTCAACATATGGATTTGCTTCCAACCAGGAGGTTCCTGTAATTGCTGAAGAACTAGTGGCAACTGTCTTCATAGCAGAAGTAACTTCAATCTTAATTAGTGTTCTATAAGAACCTTCATAATGGAATTCTTGATAATGACCAATTGCCTCATCCAGAAGGTCTTCTAGTTGTTCATCACAAACATTCACATCCACTGCTGGATAACCAAGTCTCCTTAAAGCGTATGCTTTTAATTCTGCTCTAGTTGCGGGTTTAGTTGCTGACATGTGATTTATAGTGGTAGGTAACGGATTGAAACATTATTAGTTCCACTAGCAGGAGCTGTAGTGAATTTAACAATAGGACTAAATGTTGCTGTTGTTGTAGTAGAAGTGACGGCAGTAATTGTGACAGAAATATTATTTGTTGGAGAAGTACCACCAACTAAAGTTCCAGCAATAGAAAGAACTTGTCCTGAAGCATAATCTTTTCCACCAGAGGCAACAGTTACGGAAGCCACAGCACCGCTGCCAGATCTAATTACAGTAAATGTAGCCCCAGTTCCAGTTCCTCCAGTTGCAGCAACTCCTGTGTACGTTGTATTTGCGGCCGAAGGAACTGCAGTTCCACTAAAGGTAGGTGTGCCACTAATTGCATTTCTTAATAGTGCCCCTGCAGTTCCTACCTCAGCGTTAGCAACAGATAATGTAAGAACGTTACCAACAATGCTAACAATTCTGGCATTAGCACCGATTCCTGATCCTGCTACTGGTTGGTCAGTAGTTAATCCAGCGGTAGATGATACAGTAATAGTAGATTCTCCACCATGCCCGCTCGCGCCAGAGATAACAACTTGATCAAAATAATTGTACTCTGTAGAAGGAGTTTTAATAGATCCACCGACAATAGCTAACATGTTCAATGCAGATCTACCTGGGTCAGCAACAAATGCTACTGTCGTTCCATTTCCACTTTGAGTTGACGATCCATATGTTAATGCGGATCTAGTCAAATTAATTGAATTTGCAGTATCATTATATGATACTGATATACCAGAGTGAGTTGCATTTGTAGTTAAAGCAGTAGCGACTGCATCTTGTGCTTTCTCATCTGTAAAGAATTGATTTGTTGTTCCTGCAGTCAAATCATCAGATGATGCGGTTGCAGCTGAAGTAATAATACCTTTAGTATTTACTGTGACTTTTGTATA